CGGGTTGAAGTAGTCCGTGAATCACCCCAAGAACCAATCCGAGACCGATTGCTTCTTGTAATCTAGTCATCAGTCGATAACAGTAATTTCTGAAACGAACTGGCCAGTAGCAGAAGAACCTGCGCCACCAGCGGTTACGGTAAGTGCTCCAGTAGTTAGAACAGTACCTGCAAGATCTCCAGCAGTGCCTGAGGCATAAGAAGTGGTGCTAGAGAAATTAGGCACCGTACCTACAGTAGCTGCACTAGTTGGAACTGCATCGCCTTGAGTATAAGATTGACTGAAGGAGAATGCGGAACCCGCTGTATCCTGAGTAGCAGTAATCGTACCAGGATTATAGATACCAGAAGTGATAGTACCAGCAGATACAGCACCTGCTGTGCTACCGTCAGTGGTATCAATATTTGAGCCTGAAATGCTATAGGAAGAACCGATTCTTGTTGCAGTAGTTCTTGCTGCGTCAACAGTCAGTTGAACACTGGAAGCATGTTTCGTGACAAGTCCGCCGGCATTTGCTGCACTTGCGGTCATCAATAGCATAATAAGAGGAATAAATTTCTTCATGTGGAAGGATATTATGCACATTATGCCCTATTTAGGGCACTTAATCATTAATTAAAGTTTCTTTCCATGTTTATATTTAAATTACCACTAATCTGAATACCACTTAGTGTTGGTTTGGTTGAATTTGCAAATGGATTGAAAAGGATTCTTGGTTCTGCATCTCTAAGATTATAACTCCCCGACCAATAGGCTAATTGAGTTGGATCTGGATTTCTATTATCACAGTATGTAGGTTCTATTACGGAACCATGATCATGTAACCATCCTTTAACTTCTGTAATACCTGCACCTGGATTTGATTGCATATACAGAGCAATTAATCCTGCACAAACTGGAGACGCTGCGCTTGTTCCATTGAAGAATCTATCTTTGAAACGAGTGTCTTGTGGATTTGTATAACTTGTTTGTGATGTACCTTCTACACCTGCGGCCAATGTTTCATCCGCAGGTGCCCATACATCAATACCAGGACCGTTATTTGAATAATTAGCTTTTCTTTCAAACTCATCAGAGGGATCTACATAATCATCCATAGCTCCCACACAGATACTCGGGAAGAATCTATCTGGATGAGAACTACTGAATCCAATATTGGATGGATGAATAAACTGTCTAGATCCAAAAGGTTTATTGTCACCACCAAATAATGTAAGATCATAATGATCCCAACCGTCTCTACTTTCAACATAATCGAGATAGTGGGGATCAGTTGTTGCAACACCCATACGTTGATTTGAATTACCTGCAGAGGTTACATAAATGATTCCTTCTGCAACCATTTCTGCGCCAGCAGTTTCTGTAGTTTGGGCATTGCCAGTAGGACTGGTTGCAAATTTTGCAGCGTATATTCCATTAATTGCTGCATCTGGAAGAGTATTACTGGCAGCGTTACCAGTAGTTTGGCCTTCAGTTCCCCCGAATCTATAATCAATGGTGGAAGAATCTGTCGCAACGTATGAAATATATCCCCAACTTCCATTCATGACAGTTGGTTTTTTAATTCCATGTTCATTTGTGTATGGTTTATACTTGTGGAATACTTTACAAGCATCATATCCTGATGCTATTGATAAACCTCCACTATTACTTACAGCGCCTATATTCCATAAATCGCACTCAAATGCTAGTCCATAATTTAATCCCCCGACTTGAGATGCACATGCTGTTCCATGACTACTAGTGATACTTTGTCTATCAGAACCAATGCCTAAATTTCTAGCTACAGTATAAGTAGATGGTATGGATATAGTTCCAAAGTCATTTGCGCCGCCACTGGCGAATAGTGCAGTTCTATGAGAAGTATCATTATTTTCCCACCACATATGTGCAGATTCTGTTGTAGGTCCTACTCGACCATCTGCTTTTGTATATAAAAGTTGGGGTCTAGCGTCCCAATATTGTTTATCTAAGTAATAAGGACCATCTAAAATGATGTCTCTTACTCTGGAGTTTCCATTTGCATCTAAAAATTCTGGATGTCCTTGAAGGATTCCCGAGTCTTGAATAATTACATCAACACCTTTACCAGTCAAACTATAATCAACGTCTCCAGTTGTTGGAGATGGATTTCCAGTATTAGTTCCCCAATTACCAAAGGCAGTAAGAGTTGTAATTCCAGTTCTTGGTATTTGCCAACCAGTTCTATTTTGTTCGGAAACACCAGGATTACTAGGTGGTGCATTTCCACCTAAGTCTCGGTAAACTCTTACATCCTTACCAAATCTTTTTACATCAGGTTCTGGTTGGGGAAACTGATCATTGTAAACTTGACTGTCCAATTCCACAAAAAGAATATCTTTATATGCTTTTAGAGTTTCTGCCTCTTCATCAGTTAGTTCAAAAGTACCCCTTGTAGGACTATGAAGTTTATCATCATAACAAGATACTTCTCTATCTGGAATTTCATTTTCCGATGAGGTGTTAGTGAGTAGATTAAAAACTTCATCCCACTTGTCTGCTGATGTAACTGCGATCTGATACTTTTTCATATTACGCTACGTTAAAGGTTCCTTTCATACCACCATGCAATGTGCATTGATACTCATAACTAGACGGTGCATCAAATGGAACTGTGAAGATCTGAGTTCCAGTTTGAGATCCACTAACATAAGTTCCAACACCAGTCGTTGTTCCAGTAAATTGAATACGGAATGGGTGTCCCGATCCAGTAGTATTTACGAATATGTAAGAGAATCCTCTCTGTAAATAGAATGTTGGATTGTCTGTACTATTTACCAAACCAGGACCAGAGAATCTGTAAGATGATGCTCCATTCGCAGTTACACTATACTTGATAGCAAATCCAACATCAGAACCATCACCAAGTGTATCGTTAGTGTGATAAGTTACTGCTGTTGCGATACCAGTGGATTCTATGTTGCCTGTTACCTTAGATCCTAGTGAAGTTGTTTCAAACTTCTTAAGTCCATCATGATACAACTCTGAAGAACCATCTATATTAAAGATGGCCATATTCTCAGAATTATTGCCTTTGGTAATACGGACTGCGGGTCCATTAGTTCCTACAACCAGACTTCCAGAACCTACGTCTTCTACAATAGAATTATTACCATCATTATGTAATCTTAGGTTTTCTCCAGCACCAAAGTACGCAAACTTCTCAAATACTGTTGTGTGTGCAATGGAAATGTTTCCACTCTGTGCAGTAATAATACCAACACTTAATCTGTTACCAACAGTTAGATCGGTACTGATCGAAACAGTAACCGCATTTATATCTAAGTTATTTGGAGAGTCAATACTTGGTGTTCCTGATTGATTGCTTTCAAATCTAGAAGCAGTTACAATACCTGATGCTTTAATATGAGTGAATTCGGATACTCCAGTGGTATCAATACCTGAAACATTTGCAGCACCAGTGTATCCTATGATTTGGGACGTGGTAATACCACTTAAACTGGAACCATCACCATAGAATCTGGTTGCATAAGCATTTCCAATAACTGTTACACCAGTACCAATAGTTTCTAGTTTCTTAGAGTTGTCATAGTAAAGATCTACTGCACCATTTGCAACAAACTGTGCATATGTTTCTGTACCAGTTGCATCCTTAAGTCTTATTGTCTGAGCATTAATATTCAGACTTTCTGTTGTACCTAATGCTGAGATTACACTATTATTATTAGTTCCATTATGGAAGATCATCAGTTCGGCATTATCACCAAAGATAAGTCTCTGATCGTCACCAAATAATGCACTGGAACCAAATGATACGTTACCAGTAAATGTACCTCCCCCTGTAGTTACATAACCAACTGTTGCGTGATCACCCCAACTATATGCTTGATCCCAGTTAGGAACGTTAGTGCTAGCAGCATAACCAGCTGTAGAATGGTCACCCCAACCATATGATGTATCCCAGTTAGAAATTTGTGTTGAAGTAATACTTGTTGCAGCACCACTAAATTCAACTCCAGTAATAGCAATTGTTGCTTTAGTTCCAGATACCGATGCGGTAACACCAGCTCCTGTGAAGTTGATTGCTGTAATTCCACTACCAACTACTGAACCTTCTTCTTCTACCTTAATATTTGCTTCTGCTGTTATTCCTGTTAGATTAGATCCATCACCGACAAATTGATTTGCAGTTACAACACCAGAAATATTTGTATTACCATCTACTCTAAGGTCGGGTACAACCTGTACGACACCGCTTTGAGCATCCAGTTTTAAATTAAGACTATTATTTAATCCAGCAACAGTACTTTCTTGCAAAGAAAGATCACTATCTATTACTACGTTATCAGCAATATCAAGAGCGTCAAATGATCCAATTCCAGAAGCATTTACATTACTAAGAATAACATCCGAGAATGTTGTGATGCCAGTGTGAGTCTGATTGTTTATCTTTGCATATGCACTTAGTTCACTATTCAGTGCATATGACGTTAAGATTCCAGTCACATAACCAGTTGATACTGCATATCCTGCAGTAACAAATCCTGCACCATTAGCTAATTGATTATTATTAGTTGGAATTGTTGGTTTGTCTCTGAGATCAACGTAACTACCAGAGAAAGTCCTGATACCAATCTGAGTATCTACGTAGTTTGTTACATAGACTTCTGTAGCGTAACCTACTAAAGCTCCAGAAGTTATGAATCCTACTAAGTCTCCAGTGGTTGTAAATCCAATTATTGCATTATCTACATAACCTTCTGTTGCATAACCTACTAGTGAAGGAATTGAAGAAGTAGTTGCGTATCCACTTAGATCTGGTGGAGTATAAACAAAAACTCCTATATTCTGATTGTAACTAAGACTTGCAACTCCAACAGGATTGATGGTTACACTCAGATCCGAATAACCAATACCAGATCCACTTCCACCACCTCCAGTATCTGCAGCAGCCTGCCATTCTTCACCAGACCATTTTAGAACTTGTCCTGCAGAAGGTGTGGGAGCGTTGACGTTGTTAAGGTCATTAAGTACTTGTGGGATTGTTGGTCTGTTTATGAGTGCGTTATAATCACCAGAGAATCCGATTGCATTGATTCTTCCATCAACGTATCCCTGAAGACCACTAATACCAGAAGTTGGAATATTAGTTAATTGGGAACCATTACCATCAAAGTGACCATTAACTACCTTGACACTTCCATTAACGTGAAGTCTTTCGGATGGGTTAGGATAATTAAGACCCACATATCCCCAGTTGGATGTATTTTGGGGATGACCACCATTAATGGTTACCATCTCCTGCATGATTGGATTTGATAAACCGAAGTTACCACCCTCAGATTGCATTCTAAATGTAGGGGTGGAAGTAGAAGCTCTCAGTCTGAAGTATAATGCAGGTCCTTCTTCTGCATTGTATTCTAGATAAGCATAATTTGTATCGGCTCCGAAGGCTGCCAGTCCATTATCATCTCTTAGTTTGAAAATGGGTTTGTACCCATCAATCATCATCTCACCAGTGAGAGTCACTGTTCCAGCAATACCAACATTACCAGTGAAGTCGGTACTTAAATAACCAGCAGTAGAATGATCTCCCCAGTTATATGCGGCATTCCAATTGTTAATATCAGAAGTATTGATACCCAATGCAATAGGGTTTTCTCTTCTCCAGTCTGAAGTAGCAGTTCTATATCTTAGAATATTACCTTCCCATCCACCGTCAGCGGGACCACTTGGAGTGTCTGCAAGTTCTAGAATGGAACTATTTTCATCTATTAGTTGTTTCCATTCACCTGCATGTGCAAAGTAACCATGACCTGTGTCATGTGCATGTGCAAACATGCCATGGTATACACTTGCATCTACGGTTTGTAAACCTGCAAGAGTTGACCAAACGTTAGCATAATATACTTTATCAAGTATAACAGGAGTACTTGTAGAATTACCTCTACCAACCACTCTATCAAGAGTATCTGTTTCAGTGTAAGAAGTCAGATAACCTCTGGTTGCATGATTACCCCAACTGTATGCAGAATCCCAATTACTAATGTGTGATGCAGTAATTGTATCATATGGTTTTGAAGATAAATTTACATTTATCGTTGCAATACCTACAGAAATTGGAGTTACATCTAAGAAATTACCAAAATCTATTTTAGTTACATCACCTAAGGTTACGTTATCATCGCGAAGTTCTACTCCATCGAGACCGCCGCCGCCTCCTCCACCTGTGCCGCCACTTCCAATGACGGCAGAAACAGAAATGTCAACTCTTCCCTGTGCATCGGGAGCAGATACACGAATATTTTCAGCAAAGTTTAATTGTTTTGCAACACCTCTTCGGATGCCATCTTCATAGGTATCAACACCATTCTCAGTTCCAACAACACCTAACAGTTGAGATCCATCTCCAAAATACTTAAGTGCGGTAACAACACCTGCGACATTCAAGTCGGTAGTTTCTACAGATTGTGTGGTTGTAACACCAGTGTTGGTTAGTCCAGATAGTTCAATGGATGGAACTCCAGTGAGATTTTCTGCAAGAGTTGAAATGCCTGCAGTACTCGCATAACTTATAACATTATTCCCATCACCTAGAGTATCATAGATCTCTGTAAAGTTCTTATTGACTTTATCTAGACCCGTTCTCAACGGATCGCCAGTGCCATCGTTGGGAGCGCTTCCTATGTTAATAACACGTTTAGACATTAAAACTCCGCCCTATGTCCCTATTTTATTATATTTATCGTACACATAAATAAGAGAGTTCTATTTGGATACTAGACCATGTTTCGTAATTTATTGGAACACTTTACAAAATGGCGTGAGGAACGGAAGTTTAGAAAGAAGGTAAAGTCTTTGAAAAAACGTGATCCGTTTATCTACAAATGACCGTGACTAAGTGGGGCATCTCCGCAAATAATCATAACGCTGCTCTAAGTGTTTTTGTTGGGGATCAGTTAGTATTTGCTAGCTCTAGTGAAAGATATAGTAAAATAAAAAATGACGGTCATCTATGTAAGAGTTTAATAGATGAAGCAATGTGGTGGGGAACACCACATGAAGTATATTGGTATGAAAGTCCAAAGTTAAAGTCATATCGACAGTTAATTGCAGGACAAAATATCCCAAGAGGGGAAAATAATATTACCAATTATATCAAAAAACATATAGGAAATTTACCAGTTCATTATACTTCTCACCACAAGAGTCATGCAGCAGCTGGATACTATACAAGTAAATTTGATAATGCAGCAGTAGTTGTTCTAGATGCTATTGGTGAATTTGAAACTTGTACTATATGGAAAGGTCGTGGAGAAAAATTAAAAAAAGTATATTCACAATCGTATCCCTCTAGTTTGGGTCTTTGGTATTCCGCAATGACACAACGGTGTGGATTAAAGCCAAATGAGGAAGAATATATTTTAATGGGTATGTCGGCATTTGGCGACCCAGATAGATTATACAAAGAAATGCTTTCGGACTTTTTTGATCTAAACAAATATCCATTTTATGTAAAAGAAAATTTGCATAGGGGATGTCCTAGATGGAGAGAAGATCTTACAACCCAAAAAGACTTATTTGATATTGCTGCAGCAACTCAGAAAGTTTATGAGAAGATGTTTGAGAGAACTCTACTCAAAGCAAAAGCACTAATAAAAAGTGATAACTTAGTATTGATGGGTGGTTGTGCTTTAAATTGTGCTGCAAATCCTATCGCACTTAAAATTTTTGAAAAGGTTTGGATTATGCCTGCACCTGGAGATGATGGTAGTGCTATAGGAGCAGTTCTTGCACATCATAAAAAACATATCAATTGGAAAACTCCATTCCTAGGGAAGAACTTAGGACATAATTGTGACAACATGAGCATTGTTGAAGATCTATTGGTAAACAAAGTTTGCGGTCTTGCAAGAGGACGTGCAGAATTTGGTCCTAGATCTCTTGGAAATAGAAGTTTGATTGCTGACCCTAGGGGGACAGACGTAAAAGAAAAGGTCAATCAAATAAAGAAAAGAGAATCTTTCCGACCCTTTGCTCCTGCAATCTTGGAGGAGTTTGCAAGTGAGTATTTTGAAATGCCTTGTGAGAAAAGTCCTTACATGCAAATGATTGTCAAATGTAGAAGACCAGATCTATATCCAGCAATTGTACATATAGATGGAACTAGTAGGGTACAGACCGTATCCAAAGAAGATAATCCAGAGTTCAGAGAATTTTTGGAACTGTGGTATAAGATAACTGGATGTCCTATGGTTCTTAACACATCTCTAAATATTAAAGGAGAACCCATTTTGAATGATAAAGATCAAATCATGGAGTGGGAACAAAAATATGGTGTTAAAATTTGGACATGAGTGGAATTGTTGCAACCTTCGGTGATAGTCATTTTGCAGGATCTGAAATTGAATTTGAAGGTCAAGACATGTGTTATCATAAATGTTTTTCTGCAAAACTTGCAGAACGTTTAAATTATTCTAGCGTTAACTATGCATATCCAGGTGGTAGTAATTATTGGTCTTTGAATGAATTTAATAATTTCATAAAAGATTGGAACGGCGAAAAATCATTAGTTATTTTTGGAATAACAGATTCTGCAAGAACATTTTTTTGGGATGATAGTTATGATGTTCCAGTTGCATGGCACGCTTGGCCTGGTAGGATTGATTTTAAAAGTTCAATCTTTGATAGAGTTTCGGATGAAATGAAACAATCCGAGAAGCACAAGAGATTTTTATCTTTGTATCTAAATTTTTTAAAAGAAAATAGTATAGAACAGTTAGATATGAAAACTTTTGATATCTGTTCTCACGTAAAAAAAGAGTGTGAAAAAAGATCCATACCATTTTTAATTGTATCTGGAACTATGGCTGTTCCTGGTTTGTGGACAAAAGAGTTTAATGGATCTAACTTTTTCAAATTTGATGAATTAGAAACTTATAATAAAAAAGAATATTATAAATTTAAAACCATGAGAAAATCTAGTAGATGTAAAAGTATTGATGAATCGGAAAAGATTAGTGTTGCTCCATGGCAATCAACATACTGGTATTGGGCTCAACACTCTAAGACATACAAAGAGTTTGTGAGCAAAGGAGAGAGAAAAAGTTATAATCATGCATCTGAAGAAACTCATGAAGAGTTTGCTGAAGTTCTTTTTGATTATATCAAAGAACAAAATGTATTGCAACTTGACACAAGTGTGACTTTATCACTATAATGACTCTGTGGAGTTTCAGAAATAAATATAGCTAAACTTAAAAAGCTATATGGTTGATTATGAGAACCCTTGGATGTACGAGGGTCGTGCGTTTTTGTCGGAAGATATTGGAGATAACTACGGATTCGTTTATAAAATTACGAACTTACTTAATGGTAGAGAGTATATTGGAAGAAAATATTTTGTCCAGAAACGTAAACCAAAAGGTGGTAAACGCCGAGTTACTTCAGAGTCTGATTGGAAGAAGTACTATGGGTCTTGCCCTGAACTGAAAGAGGATATAAAGAAGTACGGGAAGCA